ATCATTTGCCTGAGCACTTTGTTCCTGTTCACAACCACCCGCAATCTCTCGCCTATTTACAAAGGAATAATTGTATGTCGGCTTTGAACGATAACCTTGCAAAAATTATGTACGACCCAAAACAAAACCGAACTGTATTTGTGGTGCAACAAGGTTCACAAGTTTATGATGCTATCGGTAGAAGTTTCAGTAATAAAGTTGTGCCTAAATGGTACAGGTATGGAAAGTCTTCACAACTATTCACATGTGGAGAGCATGACACTGCTATACTAGTAGAAGATGCTGCCAGTGCCTGTGCAGTTTCACAAGTTTCTACAGGTGTAGCTTTACTTGGCACTAATATGAAAGATGCAGACCCTACTTCACTACGTAAGTATAAACATGTATACGTTTGTCTGGATGCTGATGCTACTCGCAAGTCGCTTGACATACACAAGTATTTGTCGTATTTTGTACCTTGTAGTGTAGTTCGTCTGAAAGACGATTTAAAATATTATAACAAAGAGGAGATTAAAAAATTAGTATGGAACAGCAATTAATTAAACTCCTGATGCACAAAGAATTTTTTGATGCAAACAAAACTCGTGTGATGCGTTCAATGTTTCCTAATGAGTTAACTGACTTGTACGATACAATAGTGAACGGACACGAGAGCTACGAAAGAGACTTATCTTCACAAGAAGTTAGGGAGATATATAGAGTCAGTAATCCAACTGCTACCCGTGCCAAACGTGAGGCAGTTGCAGAAGTATTATCTGACATTGAGAGATTATCTCCTATAGGGTCTGACGTAGCTACCGATGTATTACAAAAGATGTGGCAGCAGGAGATAGGACGTAACATCGCAGATATGGGCCTCGCTATTATGGAGGGGTCTCCTGAGAAACTGATGGATGTAAAATCACTAATAGAAAAGTCAGAGAATGGTTTTGTACCAGAAGATAATGTGGTACCAATTTCCACTGACTTGGAAACTTTAATGTCTTATGCACAAAACGAAAACTGCTGGGAGTTTAATATCCCTAGCTTAAATAATGTTGTGCGAGGGGGTAAAGCTGGAGAATTTATGATTTCTTTTGCTCGCCCTGAGATAGGTAAAACAGCTTTCTACATTTCACTGGTGGCATCCCCTAATGGGTTCTGTTCACAAGGTGCTAATGTTCACATTATTACTAATGAAGAACCAGCACGTAGAACTATGTTTAGGGCAATAAGTGCGTATACGGGTCTTAATGAAGATAATCTTTATAAGAACCGTGCTGTAGCCAGTCAGAAATTTGCGGAGATTGCTCCTAATATAACTATGATTGATAATGTTGATGCATCTATAGAGTGGCTTAATAAGTACTGTGCTGACAAAAAGCCAGATGTATTAATTGTTGACCAATTAGATAAGCTTGGTGTTACAGGAACATACGCTAGAACAGATGAGAGGTTGCGAAGTATATACACAAAGTATCGTGAGATATGTAAACGTCACAACTTATTTGGGATTGGTGTTAGCCAAGCGAGTGCTGATGCAGAGGGCAAGACTAACGTAACGTATGCTATGATGGAGAACAGTAAGACAGGTAAAGCTGCTGAAGCTGACTTAATTGTAGGTATCGGTAAATCTGATATAACTGATAATGAAGATAAGAGACGATACTTGACGATATCTAAAAATAAATTAACTGGGTTTCATGGTAAGTTAGTATGTACCCTTGACGCAGATTTGAGTAGGTATACCGTATGACAATAACGTATTTAGACGTAGAAACTACATTTGTAATAAATGAAAATAGGAGAACAGACCCTTCACCATTTAACTCAGAGAATAAATTAGTATCGGTTCAGTATTCACATGATTCCGGTCCTATACATTTTCACTGGTTTCATCACAAAGATTTAGATGAGGCTGCCGCAGAATTAACTATTGGAGAATCCTTTAACTTAGTTCAGGATGTACTTGATAAAACTACAGTTCTCATAGGTCACAACATAAAGTTTGACTTAATGTGGTTATGGGAAAGTGGGTTTGACTATACTGGTGGTGTGTATGACACAATGATTGGAGAATACGTATTACTTAGAGAACAGAAGTGGGGCCTTAGTTTGGCAGATTCATGCATACGTAGAAACGTAGCTATGAAGAAGTCTGACTTAACTCACGATTATCTTAAGGCAGGAACAGGTTTTGATGCTATGCCTATGGAAACTGTAGAAGAGTATGGTATAGCTGACATTGAATCCACTAGGCAGTTGCACCAAGCACAAGAAGAGATTTTCCGTAATTCACATAATTCACCGATGCGTAAACATTTAGAATTGATGAATAAGTTTCTGCCTACCTTGGCTGTAATTGAGCGTAACGGAATTAAGATTGACTTTGTAACTTTAGAGAAAGTTCGTAAAGAGTATGAGATAGAGCAGGCACAACTTCGTATAAAAATGGAGGAGACATGCCGTGATGTTATGGGGGATACACATGTAAACTTTGCATCTCCTGAGCAAGTAAGTCAATTGATTTACTCTCGTAAGATTATTAATAAAAAGAATTGGGCAGAAACATTTAACACAGGTCTTAACGAAAAGGGTAAACCTTTAAGAAGACCTTATATGTCTGTCTCTAAATTTGCGTCACTGGTCAAATCAATGACAACTCGTGTTCACAAGACTCAAGCACAACATTGTCATAAATGCCATGGTCGCGGAGAGTTCTTCAAAACTAAGAAGGACGGAAACAAGTGGAAGAAGTCTAGCAAATGCCCTGCATGTTTTGGTGCAGGCTACATTTATATACCTCTTCCTAAGATTGGTGGGCTCACCCTAAATCCTCGTGATGTTATGGATGTGTCTGCTAACGGATTTGCTACTGACAAAGCTACATTAGTAAGACTACAAGGAATTGCAACATATAATGGTAATACCAAAGCACAAGAGTTCCTCAAGTCTACTATTAGATTAAATGCAGTCGATGTGTATTTATCTAGCTTTGTCGGTGGTATCTCCCGCAATACAAGAAATAATGGAGTACTACATCCACGGTTCAATCAATGTGTTACCAGAACTACTCGTCTGTCTTCTTCTGACCCTAACTTTCAGAATCAGCCGAGAGGTTCCACGTTTCCTGTGAGAGCTGTAGTTGTATCTAGGTTTGATAATGGCTGTATCTTACAAGCAGATTATAGTCAGTTAGAATTTAGAATTGCTGCACAGTTGTGTGGTGACGAGACTATGATTAAGGACATCTTAAGTGGAAGTGATGTTCACAAATATACTGCTTCAATTATATTTAACAAGCCGGAAGCAGATATAACTAAAGAAGAACGTACTGAAGCAAAAGCACACACATTCAAACCCTTATATGGTGGTACAACAGGTACACCAAATGAAATGGAATATTATAAGGCTTTTGTTGAAAAGTACCCAAGACTAGGAGAATGGCATGAAGCTTTACAAGTTGAGGCTATTTCGACTGGCGTTGTTACCTTGTATACTGGTCAGCAGTTTGCTTTTCCGGATACTAGAAGACTTGCCAATGGGAATGCATCAGGAGCACCGTCCATTAAAAACTACCCTGTTCAAGGTTTGGCGGGTGGTTGCGTTGTCCCGCTCGCACTTATTCATCTTCAAAATGAAATTGTGCGTAAGGGAATTACATCTAAGATTATTAATACAGTCCATGACTCAATAGTGCTAGATGTATTTCCTGGGGAAGAAGAAGAGGTAGCACGTATGACATATGATGCTATGACTAAAGTAGATAAGCAGTTTGAGGAGCAATACAATGTTAGTTGGAAAGTTCCTTTGGCTGTGGACTTAGAGATAGGAAAAGATTGGTTAAATATGCAAGAATATCACTTGACTAACCTTTCCTAATGTAATATAAATTGTGTTCAACAACGACAACAAGGAGTGTACTAAATGGAATCATTACCAGTTGTAAATTCAACAACGAACTTTGAAGACATCGCTAAAATAATAGGACAAGATGAGCCACAAGGGTCAGCTAATAATATGTTCTATCTAAAAATAAATAGAGACCATGAAGATGATTCAGGTAATACTTTGCCTGCTGGTTCTTGGTCTGTATCACTACCCGATAAGATGGTGTATGCAAAAGAAATTGACTTTCAAGTCTTTGTACAAAGGTATCAATATTTGCATTATGATGCTGAAGTAAATGAGATGGTCAATAAATCTGTTATGGCTAAGAACCTGTACCCACAGACAGAAATACCTGATATACTAGGTACTTTTAGATGTGGTTCTGTTCCTGCCAGTCAAAGAGAAGCACTGTCAACTGAGAAAGCCCTTCAACAGAAGAACATTAAATGTTTCCGTATGTTGTTTGGCAAAGCCACTTTCATTGACGCAGTTGATGAGAAGGGTGCTAAAGTAGAAGATGCGGTGGACGTACCTATTCTGTGGAGAGCAAGAGGTAGTAATTTTATGCCTATCTCTGTTCCAATTGATTCACTTTCTGCACAGAAAAAGCCCTTTATCTTTTATAAATTAAGAGCTTCTTTGGATAAGAAGAAGAATGGCGGACTCGTCTATTATGTAGGTAAATTTAATAACTCTCCCGAGTTAGTTGATTTTACGCCTGGAGACCAAGATACTTTGGCTTACTTTATGGATTACATAAATGATGAGAACAGTGCGGTTATTAAGAAATACGACAATTCCTTACGTACTCAAGGAAAAATAGTTGACCAAGAGCCTATCACTGTGACTGCTAACGACCTTCTAAATGACGACTTACCGGAGTCATTAGTAGGATGAATACAAAACAAGCCGCTATAGTTTCGTTCCTTTCAAGAGCGGTTAAGGGGGAGGCAGAAATGCCTCCTCACATTCTGAACGAGTTTGCAGATAATTGTAAACAAGCATTAAATAAACAATTCAATGAAAATCGAGGAGAGTTTAGATTACGTATGAGTAATGCAGGTAAGCCTTTATGCCAATTACAAATGCAAGCAATGGGAGCCAAAGAAGAAACCCCAACTTATGATTTTAAAATGCGTATGGCAATGGGAGATGTATTAGAAGCTCTTATGATTGCTGTTATACGAGCATCGGGTATTGATATAAAGCAGACACACGGAAAAGTTTCCTTGCCTATAAGTAAAGAAACTTCTATACATGGCGAATTTGACATTGAATTAGATGATGGCATATATGATATAAAAACTGCCTCACCTTATGCTTTTGAAAATAAGTTTAAGCCCGACGATGCTTACGATAAGATAAAAGAACAAGACGCTTTTGGATATGTTACACAAGGACATGGCTATGGTATGGCTAGTAAAAAACCATTCAAAGGCTGGATTGCTTTAAATAAGTCTACTGGAGAAATTGCAGTAGCAGAAGCCCGAAACAGTGATAAGGAAAAGGAGGAAGTTCATGCTAAGATACTCAACACTTTTAAATCATTATCTAATGGAAAGCCTTTTAAGAGATGCTTTACGGATGTCGAGGAAGTTTTCTACAAAAAGCCCACAGGAAACAAAACCCTTGGGATTGAATGCAGCTATTGCTCTTTTAAAAAGGACTGCTGGAAAGACCTCGAATTTAGAAAACAACTCCCTAGTAAAAGCCGCAACCCAAGATGGTTCTGGTACACTCACATCACAGACGAGTGGCGTGACAATGACAATTCAATATAGCATTGCTAAAAATGGGCCAGCAGTAAAAATATTTAAACTTAAGAAAGAGAGTGCTTATGACTTTATCCAAGAACTTAACGAAGAGGTCAGATTCGCGACTCTCAAAACAGAAGGGCAAACTCTCACCCTCCCCATCGGCAACATCACAGAAATCCGTATTGAAGAAGAAGATGTCAACACGGTCAGCCAAAGCAAAAGGAAGGAAGTTGCAAACTTGGGTAGCAACTAAACTATTAAGTCTACTTAAAAATGTAACTGAATTGGATATTAAATCTACCCCTATGGGAGTCAATGGGGCAGATGTCCAATTATCAACGGCCGCATATAAACAATTTCCTTACAATATTGAATGTAAAAATACTGAAAGAATGACCACTATTTATAATTATTATGAGCAAGCAATCAGCCATAATAATGTAGGAGAGCCTCTTGTAGTTATAAAAATGAATAGGCAGAAGCCCCTAATTATAGTAGATGCAGAACATTTCATGGAGAAGCTCACATGCCAAAAAATAAAATAACATTGTACGCTGGGGACTCAGCTATTATTGTTCGGCACCTTGACAGAGGATTTGACCTTGAAATTTATCATAAGCATGATAGAAAGTTACTCACAGAAGAAGACACTATGTTCTACACTCTACTAACTCGCGGCCTTGTATCCACTGCTATTAATGATACCGACCAAATACTAGAAGAAGGCAGATTAAGTCTTAATGAAGATTCTTTATTAACCCAAGCAACAATACACTAATGAAACATATGGAGTATATGAGAATGAGACAAGAGCAAGAAAATGATAAACCGGTAAGGAAGATTATAGGCACCCTCAATACTAAGGTGCATTCAGTAGCAGATTTAGAACAGGCAGAGCGACAGAAGCTTGCTAAGGATATGTCTACAAAAGTAGATATGGTTAATCATCCTTTACATTATAATGAATTTGGTATTGAATGTATTGATGCTATTGAAGCTGCCACTGGAGCAGGGTTTGAAGCATACCTACAAGGAAATATACTAAAGTATTTGTGGAGATATAAATACAAAAGCAAGCCTCTTGAGGATTTGCAGAAAGCGGAGTGGTATTTAAACCGCTTGATTAAAACGGTGAAAAATGGCAAAGTCAAAAATAAGAATTAACGTATCTGCAGAAGTGGATTCACAAGAGTTCACATTAGATAAGGAAGAGCTTCCATTTATTATGGAAGAGATGCTACAGGACCTATTTCATGAGATAATAGGCATGGAAACTAAAGACGTAACAGTAAAGGTAATAAGATGAAAAGTAACGTAACCCTACCCACGTATTATCAACAATTTATTCACAAGTCCAGATATGCTCGTTGGAGAGATGATGATAAAAGAAGAGAAGAGTGGAATGAGACAGTAGGAAGATATGTAGACTTTATGAGTTCACATCTTCTTAAAAAACATAACTACACTATCCCTATTCAAGTAAGAGAAGATTTACATTACTCTATACTTCATTCTGAAGTGATGCCATCTATGAGAGCTATGATGACAGCAGGGCCAGCCTTAGACAGAGATAATACAGCAGGGTATAACTGCTCGTACGTTCCAGTTGATGACCCTAAAGCATTTGATGAGGCTATGTACATATTAATGTGTGGAACTGGTGTAGGATTTTCTGTAGAGAGAGACTCTATAAATAAACTGCCGGAAGTTCCTGGATTAATGTTTGATACAGAAGAGACTATTATTGCCAAAGACAGTAAAGAAGGCTGGGC